CTGATGGTAGAGCCATTATTTCAACCTCAGAACACTCATCATTAAATAGTTTGCTGCAGTCCGATGGAGCTGTAGTTATGAAGGAGGCTCTAGCCCACTTTCACTTTGTCCTTTGTGTCCGTGAAGGACATGTAGACCCTACCACCTACTACCCTAAAACCTTCGACTACTGCGCCAACGTCCATGACGAAGTGCAGATGTCGGTACGTCCCGCTCACGCTGATGCTATTGGCAAACTGTTTGCTCAAGGCATTAAAGAAGCTGGTGAAAATTTAAACATGAATTGTGAGCTTGCAGGAGCTTATGAAATTGGAAACAACTGGAAGGATACCCACTAAATGAATACCTATAACGTAACAATCGAACTTAGCATCACTAAAGACATAGCAGTTTACGCCTCATCTAAAGACGAAGCAGTCGAGGGTGCTATGGCTATGTTCTTTGAAGCCCCTGAAGACGATGAGAACTTCAACATGAAAGTCCAAGATGTTTCTATCATTGAGGATGAATAATGTACGGATTAATTGACGGCGACATCATCGCCTTTCGCAGCGCAATCTCAGCTCAAGAGAACTGGGATGATGAAATAGTAGTTGATAGTCGTAAGGCCTGTCGCAACGCAGACAAACTCATAGCTGAGTGGATGCATGGTGCTCGCGTTAAGAAACCTATCCTTTGTTTAAGCCCTAAGAATGGCGGTAACTTCCGTAAGGTTATCAACCCTGAGTACAAGGCCAATCGTAAGGGCGTGGACAAACCTGTTGTCTACAACAAAGTGATTGAGCATCTGGAAAAGAACTACCGTGTAAGTCGTATCGAAGGACTAGAAGCTGACGATGTGATGGGTATCTACGGAAGCATGCCTAGGCTTAAGGGGTCTGTCGTTATCACAATTGATAAAGACCTACTCACTATCCCATGTAAGTTGTTCAACCCCTACAAAATGAAACGCCCACAGCTTATCCGTCAGTTCAGTGCGGATCACGCGTGGATGGTTCAGACGCTTATGGGTGACAAGACAGATGGTTATGCCGGAGCAAAAGGCATAGGCCCTAAGAAAGCCGAAGCTGCTCTTGCTGACTGCAACAGTGTTGCTGAAATGTGGGAGGCAGTTATCTCACTGTACCGTCAGAAAGAACAGACCGTAGAAGAAGCCTTACTCAACACACGTATGGCCCGAATCCTAAGACACGATGATTACGATTTAGAAAACCACCGCATCAAACTATGGGGACCTAATGGTCACGATTGGTTGGAGCTAGAAGGAGAAGCAGATGGAGCACTTGTTTAACGCACTAGGTGATCTAGTACAGGCAGTCACATGGGCAGGCTTAACTCTGTTTGGCTTCTATCTGATGGACCTATTATTAAATCCTGGCATTGCCGAAACAGAAGACGAGAAGGACGAAGAAAAATGATTATAAAATTTTATACCGAGGGGTGTTCCCCTTGTTACGCAATGTCTGTCCTCCTAGACAAGATGATGGTTGAGTACGATGAAATTGATATTGGTAAAGATATGGAATCGGCTATTGACCACCGTGTTAGTAGCGTTCCTACACTTATTAATACTGCTGATGGTTCTCGGTTGGTTGGCTTCAAAGATAAGAAAACGGTGGAGGATTGGATAAATGCTAATCACGGTTGATTACTCACGCAACGAACTTCTCTCAGAGCAAGCTCATACCTTACTCACTGACTACTACTGTCGTGAGGGTGAGGACCCACAAGATGCATATGCCCGTGCCGCTACTGCATTCTGTCGTAACGACTACGAGTTAGCACAACGTATATATGACTATGCCAGTAAAGGCTGGTTCATGTTTTCATCACCAATCTTATCTAATGCCCCAGCGCAAGGAGAGAAAGTCCGTGGACTACCTATTAGTTGTTTCCTTAGTTACGTGCCTGACAGCTTGGACGGTCTTATCGGACATAGCACCGAACTTAGATGGCTATCTGTTAAAGGTGGTGGAGTGGGCGGTCATTGGTCTGACATCCGCAGCGTTAGTGACGTTGCTCCTAGTCCGATACCTTTCCTGAAGACTGTCGATAGTGACATGACTGCCTACAGACAGGGCAAGACTCGCAAGGGTTCTTACGCTGCCTACATGGACATCAGCCACCCAGACATCATTGAGTTCATCAACATCCGTGTACCTACAGGTGGTGACCCTAACCGTAAGGCGTTCAATATTCACAACGCAGTGAACATCCCTGATTCATTCATGGATGCTGTGAACGCTGGCGGTCAGTGGGATCTTGTAGACCCTAATGACCAAACAGTTCGGGACACAATCCCTGCTCGTGAGCTATGGGAACGTCTGATTGAAACGCGCTTCCGTACAGGTGAGCCTTACCTTAACTTCATTGATGAGGCTAACAGGCATCTACCACCAGCTATGAAAGAGAAAGGCTTATCCATTCACGGTTCAAACCTGTGCAATGAGATACACCTACCTACTTCAGCAGAACGTACAGCAGTGTGTTGTTTGTCTAGTGTGAACCTAGAGCATTACGAACACTGGAAGAACACCACTATGGTGGCTGACCTAATCGAGATGCTTGATAACGTCATTAGCTTCTTCTGTTTCCACGCACCTAAAGAACTCCGCAAGGCAGTCTTCAGTGCTACTCAGGAACGTAGCTTAGGCTTAGGTGCTATGGGTTTCCACTCAGCGTTACAACGTGCAGGCATTCCTTGGGAATCTCCAATGGCTACCTCGTACAACACTGACATGTTCACTCATATCAAAGCACAGGCTAAGGCTGCCACAGTCCACCTTGCTGAAGAGCGTGGTGCATGTCCTGATGTTGAAGGTGTACGTAACTCTCACCTGATGGCTATAGCTCCTAATGCTAACTCTTCAATCATTGCTGGATGTTCAGCGTCCATAGAACCTTTGAAGTCCAACGCGTTTACTCACCGTACCCGTGTAGGTGCTCACCTTGTCCGTAACCCTTACCTTGATAAAGTCATTAAGAAACATGCTGAGTTATGGCATCTTAGTTCTAATGTCTGGGTGGAAGAACAGTGGACGTCAGTCATCTTAAATGAAGGCAGTGTACAGCACTTAAAGTGGATGGATGCTTGGGATAAAGAAATATACAAGACAGCTTTCGAGCTAGACCAAAGATGGGTAGTAGACCATGCAGCAGAACGTCAACCATACATCTGCCAAGGTCAATCCGTGAACCTATTCTTCCCAGCTGGGACAGATAAGGCTTACGTCAATGAGGTACACCTTCGTGCCTTCAACAAGAAACTTAAAGGACTCTATTACTTGCGTACAAGCGCAGGTGCTAAGGCTGATACTGTCAGCTTCAAGCCAACTCGTGTAGCTCTTACTGACTACGCTGTTGATGATGATGAGTGCCTGTCGTGTCAAGGGTAATATTATGAGTAAATTCACAGCAGCACAGTTAGAAGAGCATTATGGTTATAGGGCTAGGGGCTATAAAGCAGAATACAATAGCGGTGCATGGTTCGATACTGATGGTGGCCCTGATTTTAATTCTAATACCGAGAACTGGCGTATCAAACCAGCCAAGAAAATCATCGATATGTCTCACTTGATTAAGAGTGGGATTGATTGTGAGTTTAGTGATGATGCTAAGGTTTGGGGTATATCCCAGCTAGATGACGTAGTCCACGGAGGTGCTTTCTTGGACACTAGATGGATACCGTGGGAACACTGCCGCCCACGCATGAACCACAAGATGTTCCATGATGGTGGTGATTGTCCTTTGCCAGAAGGGTTTAAGGTAATGCCTATCTATCGTGACCCTGCGCTAAGTGTACTTCCTGTACATGCTAGTGAAGAGATTTGGGTTAGTTGTAACCTTCCCTATGAAGTCATAGGCTACGAAATCTTAGGGCTTGCTGATGGTTGGGCTTACCCTTGGGAGAATAATCAGTGAGCCTACTAACCCCATCACTAGCATACAAACCCTTCTCCTATGCCAGCTTCGTCAATCAAGCAATTGAACATGACAAGCTCCATTGGGGTGAGTGGGAATGTGACTTAAATGAAGATGTAACTCAGTGGAAGTCTGGAAAGATTAGCCCGTCTGAGAAGAACTTCATCACCCAAATCCTTCGGCTATTCACGCAATCTGACGTGATAGTTGGAGGTAGTTATGTGGATGTATTCCTACCTCGTATTAAGAACAACGAAGCTAGGATGATGATGCTGTCCTTCGCCCAGCGAGAGACTATCCACATGCGCTCTTACGCTCTTCTCAACGACACCCTTGGATTCCCTGAATCTGAGTACACCGCATTCCTTGAATACGATGCGATGGCTGAGAAGATTGAGTTCATGCAGAACTTCGACCCAGACACTAAGTCAGGCTTAGCTAAGGCTATTGCTCAGACAGTCTGTAATGAAGGGATGTCCTTGTTCTCTGCCTTCGTAATGCTCTTGAACTTCCAACGCTATGGAAAGCTTAAAGGCATGTGCGAAATAGTTGAATGGTCCATTCGAGACGAGACAATTCATGTTGCTGGTATGACTGAATTGTTCCGTGTGTTTATCAATGAAAACCCAGAGGTAGTTACTGATGAGTTTAAACTTTCTATCTACGAGATGTACCGCACTGCCGTTGCGTTGGAGGATAAGGTTATTGATCTGGCATTTGAACTGGGTCCTATGGAAGGCCTCAATGCTAGTGAGGTTAAGGAATATATTAGGTTTATCGCAGACAGGCGACTCGTAAATCTAGGACTCAAAGCTAACTGGGCTATTAAAGAGAACCCTCTACCTTGGTTAGATTGGGTATTAAATGGCGACAGCTTCAAGAACTTCTTTGAAGGTCGTGTAACTGACTACAGTGCAGATGGTATGACAGGTGAATCATGGGGATGGTAATGCGAAAAGAACGTAAGGGTCGTAAGAAGCCTAATAGGGAAGTACAAGATAAGTTTCTAGATGAGAAGCGTCACGCGGTTCCACCACTAAGACCTCAGACGGATATGCAAGCTGACTATATGGCAGCTCTTATGACGGCTGAACAGGTTGTAGTGTTAGGCCCAGCAGGTACAGGTAAAACCTACATCGCCTCTACAGTAGCGGCTGATCTATATCGTCTAGGACAGATCGATAAGATTGTTCTCACCCGTCCAAACGTAACTGGATCTAAGTCATTGGGCTTTTTTCCGGGGACGATGGAGGAGAAGATCGGACCTTGGGTTGTTCCATTCACTGACATCATTCGTAAGCGATTAGGTGGAGGACAGTACGATGTGGCCCTGAAGCATAAGGCTATTGAGATTGTACCCTTTGAGGTTATGCGTGGTCGTACATTCGATAAGGCATTCGTCATTCTTGATGAAGCTCAGAACACTACCCCAGAAGAAATGAAGATGTTCCTAAGCCGTGTCGGTAAGGACTCGACAGTTGTAATCAACGGCGACGTTAAGCAGCGTGATATCAAAGTCACATCCGGATTAGAAACAGTTATTAGATTGGTCAAAACCCAAGGGTTACCAGTGCCTGTTATCGAATTTGGAATGGACGATATTGTACGCTCAGATGCGTGTGCTATGTGGATTAGAGCATTTGACAGAGAAGGTTTATAGATGGCTATTAAGTATAAGTTCGGCTCGATAGAGCATAAGAAATCAATGTGGTCTAACGCCAAGTACCGGGCAGGTGGTTTAGGCATTCAGTTTTCCATAACTGCAGAGGATTTAAACATCCCTGAATCGTGTCCTGTTCTGGGCATACCTTTATGTGCGGGTGGTACATCCGGTGGTACACACAACAGCGCAACGTTAGATCGTTTAGATCCAAGCAAGGGCTATACACCTGATAACACTGCCGTCATAAGCATGCGAGCTAATCGTATGAAGTCTGACTGTTCTCCTAGTGAGATCATGCAGGTTGCTATGTGGACTCAACGCAAGATAGGACGAGCGGAGGCTCTCAATGGAACCCTCTAGCGTAGAGCATACCGGTGGTAGCTCAAACTACTACCGGGCATTTGTAAGTAGTCCAACCACTCTACCTACAGGCTATACAGCTGAATGTAACGACATCATTGAATCCCTAAATATGACCTTCGCTGAAGGTAATGTATTCAAAGCGTTGTGGCGTTCAGCTGCCTCCCGTCAAGGTAAGGAAAAGAAGGGTAACAACGCTCGTTATGATGCCGAGAAGATGTGCTTCTTTTCTGAACGAATTCTAATTGCTAATCAGGATAAGTAATGACTAAGACTATAAGTGAAGCTACTGGCTTACCCATACAGACAGGCGTTCCTAGTGATGCCTATCGAACTGGTTGGGATGGCTTGTTCAAGGACAGAGTAAAGCTCGGAGTGAGTCCCTCAACTGAGGTGACTAACATCGACTGCCGCCCAAAGGTGACAACTATCAACAGCGCCTACTTGAACTCCATACAGAAAGACAGTGAGTTCCTTGAGTGCTTGGATGCTTGTGGCGTCTGTGATTGGGAAGGCTATAAAGAGGCAGTTACCATGTACGAAGAAGAACAGGAACAGAACCGATGAACACTGAGTACATAGACCACATGGGCAATGATGCCTCTGTTGTTAGAGCAGCGCGTGTATCCTTTGCAGCTGATGCAACTGAGTTTAACGCTGAGAATGATACAGGGTTAATAAACTACCTCGCTAATCACAATCACTGGACTCCCTTTGCTCACACCTCAGTGACCCTACGAATGAATGCACCTGTTCCTATTAGGACTCAGTGCTTCAAACATAAGGTTGGCTTCTCTGAGAATGAAGAGTCACGTAGGTATATCAGTTCTATGCCTAGCTTCTACACTCCTGAACAGTTCCGTAAGGCTCCTGAAGGTAGCGTGAAACAAGGCTCTGGTGAGGATATGCATCCCATCGCTAATCGATACTGGCGTAGTAGTTTTAAGACTGTCTACACCATGTGTATGGACGCTTATGACACCGCTATCTCCGGTGGTATGTGTCCGGAACAAGCCCGCTTTATATTGCCGCAAGGTATGGAAGTGAGTTGGTATTGGACAGGCTCCATTGCTGCCTACGCCCGGTTCTGTAAACAACGTCTTGACCCTCACGCTCAGAAAGAAATCCAAGAGCTGTCTCAAGAAGTATCCAACATCATGGCTCAGCTGTTCCCTGTTAGTTGGGAAGCTTTGATGAGTTAAAGATTTTGGGAGTGAACCTTCTAGTGGGCAAACTCTAGAGTTAGGTAGCGACTTACCGCATTCGTGATATGCACGGACACTTCCCCCCCCTTATAGCACTATCGGAGATTCCCCCTTCGTTAGTGCTTTCTTTATGTCAATTGTCGGCGCTCATGCCAGAGGTATCAAAATGAGTAACGAAAACGAAGAGTTAGATCTTCCATTATTCCCCCTATCTTCCCGCGAACTACTAGTTCTTCTACATGAACATTACCCACCACGCTGTGTGGCTTACAACGAGTCTGAGATTAGTGCTCATCGTTATGCCGGTATGCGTGAGCTGATTGATGAACTAATGGTTTGGCAGGAGGAGGCTGATGAAACCCCAAGTACGCCTATGCATTAAGAACGACTTCGCTCCTATGCTCAGGATGGCTTCACTCATGCATCAAGAAAGTCCTGTCTATAAGGACCTAACTCTAGATGAGGCGAAGCTTTTAGACCTATGCCACTTGGCAGTCGCACACCCCGAACTCGCAACAATACTCGTAGCTACACACTCAGATGGTCGTATCATCGGCATGTTAGGAGCGGTAGCTACTCAAGAATACTTCGGCCCAGACACTACTACATGTGACCTATTCCTTTATGTTCTACCAGAGCATAGGGGAAGCATGGCTGCATTACGTCTCATTAAGAAATACCAGAAGTGGGCAGAAGATCTAGGTGCTACACGCATTAACTTAGGTATAACCACAGGTCTATTCTTAAAGGAGACAGGTAGGTTGTTTGAGGCAGCTGGCTTTACACACTCCGGTCATCAATATACAAGGATCAATTCTAATGGGAATTATTAAACACAGTCGTACAAAAGCTGAACAAGAGCGTAAAGCCGCTGCTGAACAAGCAATTAAGCAAGCTAAAGCAGCTAAGGCTAAGAAGAAAGAAGGGGACGAATAATGTGCTTCGGATCTCCATCTGCACCGCCTAAGCCTAAAGAAGCTCCCAAGGCAATTCTTCAGAAGCCTGAAAAACTTAAATCAAAATCTCAACGTGATGCTGAAACAGCAGCGGTTGAAGGTAATAAATCATTAGCTAAACAAAAGAACCGCAAATCTTTCCGCATTCAGCTTGGCTCCTATCTAGGTGGTTCAGGTAAGTCTGGCGGTGGTGGCAGCGGTTTGAGTCTATAGGGGTAGGGTATGACTGAAACAACCCAAGCTCGTTATGAGTCTCTAAAGGGTAGGCGTGAGCCTTTCCTTACTCGTGCGCGAGAGTGTTCGGCTATTACAATACCAGCACTATTACCACCACAGGGTCACAACTCTCACACAGTATTGCCTGCGCCTTATCAAGGCCTAGGTGCTCGTGCCGTTGTGAGCTTAGCTTCCCGCTTAATGATTGCTATGTACCCACCGGGTATGAGTTCGTTTCGTTTACAAATTCCGTCTGAAATCCTAATCCAAGAAGGTCAGCTAGAAACCGATCAGGAAACTGAACGTGGTCTAGCCCTATCTGAAAAGGCAATCAGTAACGAGATTGAACGAAAACAGTGGCGTCAGCCTACACACCTTACTCTTCAGTATCTTATTACTACAGGTAACGCCTTAGAGCAGGTACTTCCTGATAACCGTATTCGCGTCTTCCGATTAGACCAGTACGTTGTTGTGCGTGACATGACAGGTGATGTGACTGAGATCATCATTGAAGAGTACTTCTCTCCTACTAACTTACCCGAATCTGTTCGCTCCATGTTGAAGGCTGAAGATGCCCCAACACAACGTGTTCCAATATTCACGTCTTGTAAGAAGACGAACGAAGGGTATGAAGTTCATCAGGAAGTTAGTGGCACAAAGGTTGCTGATTCTGTAGGCGTCTATGATGTGTGTCCGTTCAACGCATTACGTTGGACTGCTGTAATAGGTGAAGATTACGGACGAGGCAAGTGTGAAGAACACTTAGGCGACCTCATGGCTGTAGACGGTTTGTCTAAGGCTATGCTTGACGGTGCAGCCTTGGCTTCACGACACATCATGATGATACGTCCTAACGCTGCTGGTGGTCTTAACCTACGCAGGCGTATTGCTAAAGCTGAAAACGGTGAGTATGTAGTAGGCAACCCTGAAGATATAGGGATGCTTGCATATCAGAACGCACCGGGACTTCAAGTAGCTAAGGCTGAACTGGCTGAGAAGAAACAAGAGATTGCTTCGGCGTTCTTGATGAACTCTAGCGTCCAACGCCAAGGCGAACGCGTTACAGCTTATGAACTTAAGATGATGGCTGAAGAGTTAGAAGGTTCCCTAGGTGGAGCGTTCTCTATGCTATCTCGTGATATGCAATCAGCTCGTCTTAATCGTCTCATCACTCAAATGCAGAAGCAGGGTAAGTTACCACCATGGCCTGAAGGCGTAGTTGAACCAACCGTTCTGACAGGATTAGAAAGTCTAGGTCGTGAGCAAGACGTTCAGCGTGTAGGCTCAGCTCTTCAATTCCTACAAGGACTACCTCCAGAAATCCTCGACTATGTACGTTGGGCGAAGCTGCTAGGTAAAGCCTTTAATGGTCTATCCCTTGAGGATGCTGTTAACACAGAAGAAGAAGTGGCTCAGAAGCGTCAAAGCCGACAGATGGAGCAGGGCTTAGGCTCAGCTGCTGAAGCTGGTGGTGCTGCAATGGCTCAACAAATGGTAGAACAGGGGGCGTAAGCCTCCTCGACTCACAGGATAATTAATGACAGACACAACAACAAAACCCGTACCCGGCTCAGATGAATACAATCAGCAAAAAGCTGACGAATTCAAACAGGGTCACGGAAAACCCTCAAGTGATAATGTAGACTCAGCCCCAACCGCTCCTAAACCGGATAACGGACAGGACAAGTTCTACAACGCTGAGACAGGTGAGTACAACTGGCAAGCACATGCGGCAGAACTTGAGTATCGCATGGGTCAAGGCAAAGATACGCCTCCAGCTGATGACGATAAAGGCACTGATCCTACTAAAGACGAACCTAGCGATCCTTCAGATGAAGCGGCAAAGGATGTCGTAAGTAAGGCAGGTCTGGACGTTGACTCATTAGTACAGCAAATCCAGCAAGACGGTAGTTTAAGCGATGATGCTAAAGCTGCTCTCGTTGCTCAAGGCGTAGACGCTAATCTTATTGACTCTTATGTCGAGAACTTAAAGTTCCGTATGGAGCATGAATCCAAATCAGCCCTCGACTATGTGGGTGGTGAAGAAGAGTGGAATAAGGTTAACGCATGGGCTGAGAACAACCTTAATGCTGACGAGAAAACAGCGTACAACGATACGCTAAATGGAGCAAACTGGAAGATGGCTGTTGACGCTATTAAGTCCCGCATGGGGCATACATCAGAGCCTAACTTAATGGTAGGCAATGAAGTGGGTAACTCAGCTACGGGTTACCGTTCACGAGCAGAGATGAAGAAGGATATGGCTAACGCTGAATATCGTACCAATCCTACCTTCCGACAGACAGTCATCGACAAGATGTCTGTATCCACCTACGACCTAGATCACAGCTAGGTCATACCGCCTCCTTCGGGAGGCACCTATTCTAAGGTAGCGCCAAGCCAGCGTTGCCCCCGATACGGTCGCACACCCAACACCCTGACATGACTAGGCTAGTTTATGTGGGTTAATTCCGTGCGCTCGTGAGAAGTACCTATGCATTGACCTGTTACGACAGACAATCCTTGTAGCGGCTACAACCTTAAAACCTTTCTACACATCTATCTATATCGTCCCGTCTTGGGACACACATTAAATTCTATTTATTACAGGGCATTATCATGGCTATTTCTAGCGTTACATCTGCACCATCACGCTTTGGTGCTGGACAAACTTCACCCGCTGACAATCGCGGTTTATTCTTAGACGTATTTGGTGGTGAAGTACTTACCGCCTTCGACATGGCTACAGTTACTCTTGACAAGCATAACGTCAAAACTGTAGGCGGCGGTCAGCGTTCATTCCGTTTCCCTAAGACTTGGAAAGCGACTGCTGAATACCATACTCCGGGTCAGGAGCTTATGGGTACTGACATCGAGACAGGCGAAATCGCCATCACTATCGATGACATCTTAGTATCTCACACTGCAATTGCTGACATCGATTCTATGTTGTCACACTTCGATGTGCGTTCTGAGTATTCTGCTCAGATGGGTCGTGCTTTGGCTCGCGTATTTGACAAGAACGTATTCCGTCAAATCATCAAAGCTGCTCGTACTGCTGGTGATGGTCCATTCCCCGGTGGTGACACTATTGTTGGTTTAGGCGCAGCCTCTACTGGCGCTGAGTGGATCGATGCGATCCGTCTAGCTAACCTTAAGTTCTTCAACTTGTCTGTTCCTGAAGAGCAGAAGCGTTACATGTCTGTATCTGCTGAAACCTTCAACAAGATCAAGTTCGCTAAAGACGCAAACGGTCAGTACTTAGTACTTGATGCCGATCTACGTCACAGTGGAGCTGGTGGTGTTGAAGGCCGTGCTGACTCTCTTACCATTGATGGTGTTGAGATCGTTAAGTCTTTGAACATGCCTAACTCTGACGAAACTGCAGATACTAGCGTGTACGCAAAGTACCGCGAAAACTACAGCACTACTCAAGGTGTTATCTGGACTGCTGATGCTGTTGCGACAGTTAAGCTAATGGATATTGGCTTTGAATCAGAGCGTGATACTCGCCGTCTAGAAGACTTCTTGGTTGCCAAGATGTTGACAGGCCACGGTACTCTACGTCCAGAGTGCGCTATCGAATTAACTTCGTAGTCCACCCCCCAGGTTCTAATTAGTTAGAGCTATAAGCCTCACCTTCGGGTGGGGCTTTTTTTCTTATATGAGGTTCTTATGTTCACGAAACTCGATGCCGTCAATCAGATCCTCGAATCAATTGGCGAAGATCCAGTATCATCTTTAAGTTCTGGCCTGCCTGATGCAGAAGCAGCAGAACGTATTCTCAACAGAGTGTCCCGCGAAGTACAAGCCAAAGGTTGGCTGTGTAACCTTGAACGCGATTACTCTATGGCAATTACTGCCAACCAAACTATTCCCTTGTCGTCAGACATTTTACGGATTGATACCGTAGGTAAGGACAGAGCGATAAACGTCACCGTCCGTAAGTATCTAAATCAATCTCACCTTTACAATATTGCAGATCACACATTCATCTTCACTGGCTCAGTCACCGTAGACATTGTGTGGGAGCGAGACATCGGGGACTTAACTCCCGAACTTCAACTGTACATCACAGCTAAAGGCGCAAGACGCTTTCAAGAATCTGAACTAGGTTCCGTAGCTGCTGACCAATTTGCCGTACGTGCTGAGCAAGAAGCTTATGCTTCCTTAATGGATTCTGAGGCTGAAGCTGAAGATTCTAATGCCTTAACTGATAGCGCCTATTGTCGTTACATCATAGGCCGTAACCATCCACTAGCTGGGAGATAATCATGGGTAAACTGGTCGAACAAACCCTCCGCACTATGTACCAAGGCGTAAGTCGTCAACCAAGTACTGTACGCTTACCCGGTCAGGTAGAGGAAGCTGAGAATGTACTTTTCTCTGTAGTCTCAGGCGGGTTCTCTAAGAGGCCGGGTACTCAGCACTTAAAAAACACAGTAGTAAATGATAGTGACATCGCACTCTATGGCTACGAAAGAGACGCTGCCGAAAAGTATCTAGTCATGGTGGGTAACGGAACTATCTACGTCTATGATGTAGCAGGCAATCAGATGGTTGTAACAACCCCTTCAGGTACAACTTACCTAGAGGCTGCTACACCTTCTCAAGACTTTTCCTTCACTACTATCGCTGACCACACCCTTATAGCTAACAAGCAGGTAACTGTAGCTATGTCAGACGATGGTGTGTTTGATGCAACCACTATGCCTCACGTATTGGTGCGCGAGGCTGACGCAACCTTCACCTTTAAACCTTCAACTCTATACACTAAACGTCCTACCATAGATCCAGATTATTATTCCTCACCAAACGTGACTTACAGTTTGACGGATAATGCTGGTGGTCGGTTTGCTATCGATGCAGCTACCGGTTTAGTTACTGTTGCTGACCCGGCTTTATTCAATGCCACTACAAATGTTTCACACCCAATAACAGCTAGCGCGGTTAGTGTTGACGGAACAACCAACAGTCAGACTTTCAACATTTATGTGTACGCTTCATCTGTAGGAACTATTAGTGATGATGACCCTGACTTAGACTCTCCAGATGTTAATGGTATGGTGTTTGAAGGAGCACAAGTAGGCGATCTAGTAGGCCTTACGGTCTTTGCTGAAGACAGGGTAAAGAATGCCCAACCTAAAGTGGCAATCTTACCAGCTGATTTAATACCTACGCCTGATTTCGTAGGACATAAAATATCAGACATTACTTTCTTCCGTAACCGACTAGGTCTTGTAGCTGACGAGACAGTGTTCTTCTCACAGGCTAGTGACTATACAAACTTCTGGCCTAAGACCGTAGCGCAAGTTATAGACTCTGATGCTTTTGGTCGAACAGCTTCTAGCTCACAGGTTAACCTAATCCGTTTTGTTGTTCCTTTCCGCAAGGCTTTATTCTGTTCTGCAGACACCGCTCAGTTTGAACTATCCGCTAATGCAGCCTTAACCCCTTCAGCTACAACTATAGATATCGCAACAATGTACACCGCTGAATCACTATGCAGGCCTATAGGCTTTAGAGATGAGCTGTACTTTGCTTCGCGTAGTGGTAGTAGCGCCGTTCTATTTGAGTATTACTACAGTGATACCTCGGTAGGTCATACAGCTAACGATGTCTTAATACATGCCTCTGGTTATGTACCAGCTCCTATCACCCATTTAGTTGGGGATACTGTAACTGGAACCATTCTAGCTTTGAGTGGTGCAGATCGTTCCTCCATCTATGTCTATAAGACCTTTTGGTCCGGTGATGAAAAGGCCCAATCGGCTTGGTGTAAGTGGACGTTTGGTGAGAATACGGTAATACATAGTGTTACTACTCTAGGTGGCGATCTATTCCTTGTGCTATCCCGTAATGGTGTAGTGGCTATTGAGAAGATGTCACTTAACGGTGACGAGAAACCTGAGCACTTTAAGTATCCTCTACGTTTGGATTCGTTACAGCACATCACAGGTACTTATGATTCTGTCGCTAATACCACCAGCTATGTTAGTCAGTATCCCATAACTGAAAACACGGTAGCTATTGTTGATACAGCGAATGCAGCTAGTAACCTGAAAGGTCGTTTAATTACAACCACAGGTGTTAGCGGTAATACGCTTATATCAACTGGGGATCAAACCGGTAACCCTATCTACATAGGTAATAACTACCTCATGTCGGTTGAACTATCCAAACAGTTTATCCGTGAAGGTAACGACGACACTACAGTTACGACAGGTAGGCTACAGCTCAAACGTATCTACTTCGATTATAAGGACTCAGCGTTCTTGCAGGTTGAAGTAACACCCCACAAACGTACACCCCGAACGTTTACGTTTAATGGCTCAACCGTGGGTGGTTTAATCCAAGCCTCTCCTAATCTATTAAGCGGTGTTTTTGATGCCCCTGTTAGATCACAAGGCAGTACAGCAATTATTAAAATCCTTAACCCAACATATCTGCCATGCACAATTACAAGCGCAAAGTGGAAAGGGTTCTTTAACGAGATGACTCGACAGGAGTAACTATGTGCATCACAGCAATTATAGCCTCGGCAGTAGCAGGCTTAGCCTCAGCCGCTCAACAGGCAAAGATAGCTAGTGAGTCTACGGAACGTGCTTATGCGGCAGAAGAGAAAAACCTTGATCTTGTTTATCTAGAGAACAACCGTTTACAGCGGGAGTCTCATGAGATTTACGACTCGGAGGTACACGATAGAGTGCGTCAAGCTAATAGAGAGCTTGGTGCGCTGACTGTACTAATGGGTGAGACAGGTGCTTCTTCTTCTTCCATAGCAGGTCTTTCAATTGACTCAGCTTATACAACAGGTATGGATGTATCACGCATCAATACGAGTAGAGGTAACCAAATCGAATCACTGCAGGCTAACAAGCGAGCAGGGAAGATGGGGTATCTAAATCAAACAACACTCGCTTATAACCAAGGTGCAGCTGCGGTAG